AATTCATATAGATACCTTTCCTGTTCAAGTTAAATTAAATATTCCAGATTGGTATAAAAAACTAAAACATGTTATGGGCGAAGGAACTGCAAAAGGTTGCATGCCTTTTTTAGATACTTTGACAACAGGTTACATATTAAAAGCACCTCAAGATTTACGTATTTGTCATGGGCAAGAAATAGAAAAAGAGGGAAGAATACAAAAATCAAGTAAACAAGAAGCTTCGATTAATAATGCAGGTTTACCTATAAATATTAATTATAAAGATCGTAATGAAATACAATATCCTAATCAAGTTACGGGGTGGCCTGATTTAAAAAATAAAAACCAAGGAGGTGTGATTCATAAGATTATGAATCCTTGGGTCATAAAAACACCGCCTGGATATTCATGTTTGTTTCTACCTGTATTAAATAATAACCCTGAAAAGTTTGAAGCTGTTCCAGGTATTGTAGATACTGATACCTATAATCAAGAAATAAACTTTCCTATTTTATTATCAGGTTTTGAAAAAACTCCAATTGATTTTGTAATTAAAAGAAAAACTCCTTATGTACAAATCATACCTTTTAAGAGAGAGTCTTGGCGTATGAAAATTAAAGAGATAAATCCTGAAAAATCTCTTTGGCGAACTTTTTTATATCACACTAAATTATTTAACATATACAAAACTTTTTATTGGAAGAAAAAGGATTACAGATGAATATTAAAGATGCTGTAAAAGTTTATGATGGTGTTATTCAACCTAATATATTAGAAGGTTTTATTACTTATTGTAAAAATAAAAGTTTTGAAAAAGCACATGTAGTTAAAAAATTAAGTGATGAAGAATTAAATAAAATAAGAAATGCAGAAAACTTTAACGTTTATACTAATACTGTTATAACAAATAACACAATAAACAATAAAATTTATACAGACATTCATTGGAAAAATATTTTACAAAACATAATAAAACTATGTAATCAAAGATATATACAAGATCTTAAAATTAAAGATAAATCATTAAGCACAATTAATGAAGTGTCTATTTTAAAGTATCAACCTGGTGGTCACTATATTTTACATAGTGATTATCACACTAAATTTCAAAGAGAGTTTAGTTTTATATTATTTGTTAATGATGATTACGAAGGTGGTGAATTACATTTTGCAGATCCCGATCATAAAAATGAAACAATTATAAAACCAAAAAAGAATAGAGTAGTTTTCTTTCCAAGTAATTTTATGTATCCTCATAAAGTTAACGCAATAAAAAATGGTACAAGATATTCGGTGGTAGCATGGCTAATGTAAAACCAACAGGACAATTTTTTGTAATGGACTTTTTCTTAAGTGAAGATGTTTTAAAAATTGTAAACACTTACAGTAAGATAAGGCATAATATTAATGAGCATGGTTTTAATGGTAATGGTGTAGGAGAAACACGTGTTCAAGGAGATCCTTTTTTTGATTCTCTCTTATTAAACAAACAACAGACAATAGAGAAAAAAATTTCAAAACATTTAAATTGTATGTCTAGTGTTTTTACAACTTACATAAACGGATCTGTTGAATCATTACATATAAAAAATGCAAAGTATCAAATGACTTGTTTAATAAATGTAGGAGACGATGGAACCTCTTGGCCTTTAATTGTTGATGATCATGAAATAGAATTAAAACCTGGATCAGCTGTTTTGTTTTGTGGCAACGTAATAAAATCAGGTAGAAAAGACTCTTTCAAAGGAGACCACATGTTTATAGTTGAACTTCATTATTGTGAAAACACTCCGTACACTATAGAATTTGCAAATGATGGTAGAAAAGATCTAGGAACTCCCCCTTTACAAAACGATGAAAATTGATATAAATAATTATGCACTTTAAACAATATGAAAATGGATCTTGTGAATGGATGTTTTCTGATCAAGAGATAGAAACTCTTAAAAGAAATAAAAAATTTACTTTGTCTGCTTCAGATCTTAAAAAAATATCAAATGATTTAATGGCTGTTGTCACTAAATTTCATTATTCTTTCGCTAAAGAAATACAGAAAGAACAGTCTGATGGTGGCCCTATAGATCTATCGAACAAATAGTTTATAACCAAGCTTATAAGTGGTATAATCTGTTATGCCTTTAGCTAAAGTAACTATAGCACCTGGATTTGATAAGCAATCTACACCTTCTGATGCAGAAGGAAGATGGGTTGACGGGGATAATGTACGTTTTAGATACGGAGAACCTGAAAAAATAGGTGGTTGGCAAGCATTAGTTAACAAAGAATTAGTGGGTGCTGCAAGAGCACAACACGTATGGGCAAACACTGCTGGTAAAAGATATGCTGCAATTGGAACTAATAAAGTATTAGTTATTTATTTTGATGGTGCCTTTTACGATATTACACCACTAGACACAGACAACTACTCAACAGGGGCAGACATAACAACGACCAACGGATCAGCAACAGTTACAATTACCACCACTGGAGCTCATAATCTTGAAGTTGGAGATATTATAACTTTTGCAAACGCAGGATCTTTTGGTGCAGATACAAATTACACAGCCACAGATTTTGATGATAAATTATTTGAAGTTCAAACCGTTTCAACAACAACAACTTTTACAATTACAATGCCTACAGCAGAAACTGGATCGGGAGAAACTAATGATGGAACTTTAGATGTAAGACCTTATGTTAAAGTTGGTCCTATAAATCAAACATCAGGATTTGGATGGGGAACTTATTTTTTTGGTGGACGACCTGTGGCAGAAATTACAACTACAATGAATAATAGTGGAAATATGTTAGTTGGTGCCACTTCAGTTGTTCTAACAGACTCATCTATTTTTCCTGCATCAGGCAAAATTAGAATTGGTTCTGAAGATATGGAATACACAACAAACACCACTGGAACAAACACAATCAGTGGAATAACTAGAGGCATAAACGGAACATCAGCAGCAGAGCACACTAACGGATCCACAGTGACTGATATTACAGAATACACGGGGTGGGGAGATGCTTCATCATCAAGCTCAGTAATTATAGAACCTGCTAATTGGTCGCTTGATAATTTTGGAAATATTTTAATTGCTACAGTGCATAATGGAGAAACTTTTACTTGGGATGCGGGTCCTACTAACGCTTTACAAACTAGAGCTACAATTGGATCAGGCATGCCAACTAAATCTGTAATGACCATTGTATCTGATAGAGATAGACATCTTTTTCATTTAGGGACGGAAACAACAGTAGGATCTCCATCTACACAAGACAAAATGTTTATTAGATTTTCTGATCAAGAAAGTACAAGTGTTTATGAACCAACATCAACGAACACCGCAGGAACATTTAGACTAGATGATGGAACTAGAATTGTTGGAGCGTTTAAAGGTAAAGATTATATTTTAGTTTTAACAGATACAGCTGCATATGAAATGCAATTTGTTGGACCACCTTTTACCTTTTCAATAAGAAAGGTTGGTTCAAATAATGGTTTAATCGGACAACACGCTGGAGTATTTGCTAATGGAGCTGTATTTTGGATGGGTAAAACTGGTGGATTTTATATGTACGATGGTACGGTAAAATCTCTTCCTTGCCTTGTAGAAGATTTTGTATTTACAACTGATGGTAACAACCCTGGTATTAATTATGATTCAGGACAATTGGTTTATGGTGGTATTAATGAGTTGTACTCAGAGATAAATTGGTTTTATCCAACAAGTGGGTCGGATGTTGTAAACAGAGTGGTTACATATAATTTTGATGAAGGAGCTTGGACAACTGGAACTTTAGACAGATCTACTTGGGTAGGATCAACAGTTTATGAAGTACCTTATGCAACAGATTACAACGCTTCTAATACACCAACTTTTCCAGTTGTAAGTGGAGTATCTAATGGTGCTTCAATATACTATGCGCATGAAATTGGAGTAAATCAACAAAATGGAGATGGCACACAAACTGCAATAACTTCTTTTATTAAATCAGGAGAGTTTGATTTAAATGGTAAACAAGGTGTACCAGGAGATGGTGAATTTATAATGAGCATTAGTAGATTTTTACCTGATTTTAAACGTATAAGTGGTAACGCTAAAGTAACTATATTTTTAAATTCTTTTCCACAAGGAACTACAGCAGCCTCTAGTCCTTTAGGACCTTTTACTGTATCAGGTTCTACAACTAAAGTAGACACGAGAGCTAGAGCTAGACTTGCAGCAGTTCAAATAGAGAACGAAAATTTAAATGAAAGCTGGAGATATGGAACATTTAGATTTGATGTTAGACCTGACGGTAGAAGATAATGGCTAAAATTACTATACAAATTCCTGAACCTAAACCTGTGTATTCAGAAGAGGATCAAAGACAAATTCAACAGGCCTTACGTACACTTCAATCTCAGTTGAACTTTTCATATGAACATGATATAAAAAATGATCTGAATGAATTTAACTATTTCTTATCCTAATGACTATACAATATAAAAATCAAGGAATAAATTTATCTACAACAGGTACAACCTCTGTTTTAACTTGTCCTACAAGTGCTACTCTTTTAGTAAAACAAATACAGGTAGATAACTCTTCAGGGAGTCCTGTAAATTTATCCGTGCAAGTTACAGATACCTCTGCTTCGACCACCTTTGCTATATCTAGAAAAGCCGTAGCGGCTAACACTGTATCAAATATAATTACTCAAACATTAGTATTAGAGGCTGGTGACATATTAAAAATGACTGCTGGCGTGGCAGATGAAATTCAAGGTATAATATCATACGCTCAATTAGACAGATCCCAAGAAAATGGTTAGTCCAAAAGAGACAATACATTTA